TTCTAATTGCCATATTATTACTCCGTTGCTTCATTAAAATCATCATCAATGTCAACATGTTCCAATAAATCCTCAAACATATCGTTAACAATCTTATATGAATTTTTGGTCTTTTTACATATCATACCAAAAAATCCACATTCTATTAATCCACCAATATAATGCCATGGATTTCCAATTATCGCTTCAAACATTTCTAACTTAGAAATAGAACCATCCGACATTTCGTTATATGTTATAACATGATACTTCAATCCTAATTCATGTGTTTCAATTGGTTTTTCTTTTTTCTTATATGTAAATGGAGCTACATCTAATTCATTATTGTCATCTAATGTAAATCCAAATCCATCATGTTCTTCTTCGCTATAAACTTCTTTTAAATACCGTTTCAATATAGAACACTCCTGTGAGTATGTTTTTATTATATTTATTTAAAATTCGTCAATACACTCCAACAACATATTCAATCTATGTTTGATAAAATATTTCATTATTGCATTTTTTGAACCAGTTTGCTCTATATCATATTCTTCAACAATTTTTGATTTGATATCTTGAGGGATCATAGTCAAATCAATTAATAATTTATTTCTTTGAATATTTCTATAATAATCAATTCCTGGATTACTAAAATCCTCAGTTAATAATTTTTCTTTAATTTTTGCTGTTAATGGTTTTTGTCTAATATTAAGAACAAATACATCATCATTTGAAAGGCAACTAGGAATACCATCACCCTTATCTCCTGTTAAAATCTTTTCTTTTAATTCTAAGTGCGGATCAGCAGATTTAACAAATACTTTCAACATAGGATTAAATTGTTTTACATTTGGATATTGATGTAATTGTTTAAAATCACCATCAGAACTAATAATAAGAACTGGTTGATGAACAGATAATCTTGGCACCAATGTTCCAATCACATCATCAGCTTCAGCACGTTCTACTTCTATCAATTTATATGAAAAGGTTTCTTTTAGATCTGATTTAACTTCTGTCATAACTTCAAATAACAATTCCCAATCAATATCAGAATTTTCTCTGCTCTTCTTTCTTCCAGATTTGTAATAAGGAAATACTTCTTTCCTCCAATACTTTCTAGAATCACAAGCAATTACAATTTCGTTGTAATCTCTTTTAAATTTAAAAACAATAGCTCTAATAGAATTTAATATTAGATGACGACATAAGTCCTTATCCATCGTTTTAGTTCTTGTAGAAGCCATTGCAGATTGTATACCACCAATAACAACCTGCGAAAAATCTATAATCATCACACCCATACTATACCTTATTCATCAATTTTATGTTTACTTTATAATATTATACTATAGATTCATATATTAGTCAAGCACATTTATCCACACAAATAATTTTGTACAGATTTGACTTGTAATACTTGATTCTCATTAACATATCCATAAATCATCCTTCCACTCGAAAGTGTGTGAACAATACTTGCATTCTGTAATGTTTCGTTTACCCTAACATCATTAAATCTCAATTTTAATTCAGTAAGTTCTTGTTGTGTAAATTCAGGTATCATAACGACTCCAATTCTTGTGTATATAAAGTTAAGTTTGTGGTTTCTAACAATTCAGCCTTTCTTTCGGATAAATTCTTTAATGAAGTTTTTAGTTGATTAATTTTATCTTTTGTCAAATTATATATTTTTAATTCCAACATATTAATGTTAAATGATTCTTTTTTAAAGATTTCAATTAATTCTATTTTATTAGCGTTTCTAAATAAATCTACATTATTTAAATAATAATTTATAAATCTAATCTTTTCACTTTCAGAAATAATATCTTGTTCAACAATTTCTAATAATTTAACAATTCTATCTGTATATATTTTTAATCTGAATTCAATAAAATAATCAATTATATCTCTAACATCAGTAAACTTACGAATTTTTCCAGTCTCTAACCAACAAGTTAAATTTTCTGTTATTGTTGTTGATAATTTTAATTTATCTAATAATGTTTCATCATCTATTGTATTTAGAATGCCTCGCTGAAAATACACATCAATATCAAAACATTCTTCTGTAGAATTATCATCATAATCTTTAATAAATGAAGCGTCAATCAGCTTATTTAAATGCTTCTTGGCGTCGTCTAAATACATTCCTATAGGTAACTCTATGATTTTAATTTGCGTAGCTGAAACACGCTGAAATGACCCTTGTATTTGATATTTCGTATCTTCTACATGTTTAACATTTCCTTTAAAATTTCTAAAGTTTGGCAACAATTTAAATTTAGAAGTAGATTTTCCAGACAATTTTGCCTTTATATAGTCAGCCAATTCTTTATCATTCCTAGCAAGAATATTTGAAGCGAATCCAGTACCAATACCCTGTGAAGAATTCAATAAAATCCCAGGAAGAACAGGAACAAAGAATCTAGGTTCAATTCTATCATCATCTTCATACAAATATTCTAAAATAATATCATCTTCTTTTTTAAAGAATGTTCTAAAATTTTTTGATAACTTTGTAAAAATATACCTTGGTGATGCTGGAACAGGAGATAATCTTGAACCGAATTGACCGATTGGGTCTAACCAATTCAGATTATTTGATCCAGCAAAATCTTGAGCCATATTTGATATAACATTAGATAATCCTTGTTCGCCATGATGATACTGTGAATAATTTGCAGTCAAAGAACCTAATTGGGCAACCTTATATTCTGATGTAATATTTTTCTCAACACAAGTATATAAAACTTTTCTTTGAGAAATTTTAAGACCATCTATCAGATTCGGAATAGACCTCTCATTATCATAATTTGCATAAGGTCTGTATTGTGTATCAAAAAACTTATTAATTGTTAATTCTTTCATACATTATCACCTATTCCCAACCATTCTTTTCTTTTATCTGTCATTCCTGAATCTTTTGAAAATTGTAAATTAAATATATCCAAATCAGATAACCCTTCAGTTGTAACAACTTCTAGATTTTGTTCTAAATTTGAAAGATAATCTTTCCACTCTGAACTAGAACTTGTTCCTAATCCTTTGAAATACTTTGATTCATATTTTTCGCCTTTATGTTCATCTTTCCATGCTTGGAAATCATCTACAGAATAAAAACTTAGTGTTTTACCTTTCATTTTAACCTTTACAATTGGTGTATTTAAAATACAAATAACCTTTAAATCAAAAAGTTCTGGCCAGAATTTATAAAATGCATTTATTAATAATCCTCGAATACCATAACCATCAAGATCTTGATCTGAGCTTATAATAATTCTTCTAAATCGAATATCTTCAATAGATTTTACTTTCTCAGCAAAATTTAATCCAGTAATTGTCATAATATTCTTAAATTCTTTATTTTCAAGAATATCTTTTAAATCCATTGGCGTAACATTAATTGGTTTTCCTCGAAGAGGAAAACAAGCCATAGTTTTTGGATCCCTACCTGATAATAAACCAGAAAGAGCAGAATCACCTTCTGCTAATAATAAAATAGCTTCATTTCTCTGTTTTGTTGAAGCATCATGAAACTTCTCAACTCTTTTTGGATCAGATTTGTCAAGATTTTTATTAGCCTTTCTAAGATCAGCCATCAATTGTGCTTTTTCTTTAGCTGAAATCCAATCCAATATTGATTGAACAATATCAGTTTTTAAAATAGCTTTAATAAATTTATCAGAAACTGTCCAAGCAGTTTTCCATTCTGATGATGGAGAAATCATATTTTCTTTTGTTTGAGAAGAAAACCTAGGACGATTTAAAGTACCAAAAATAAACACTCTAATATGATTACGAATGTCTGACGGTTTCACATCAACTTTATGTTTCTTTTTAAAGTGCTCTCGCAATTTGGCTGTAATTTGATCCATCACATAATTCACATGAGTTCCGCCTTGATATGTTTCAACAGAATTAATGAATGAAATTTGTTCAAATCCATCAGAATTTGTAATTCCAATATTCCAATTCTCATTAGAATCTGTTAAATATTCATCAGCATACAAAGCAACATAATCATCAAACGATTTAAATTTAATTAGATCACCATTAAAATAAAATTTAATGTTAAGGTTACATGCTGCTGCATCTATTACCTTTTTATAGATTTTATCTGTATGATCTTGATCCATTCCAGAAATCTTAAAAAACTCATAATCAGGAGTAAATGTAATTTTAGTTCCATTTTTTGTAAAATCTTTTATTTCTGGTTCTGAACGTTCCCTCATCCCATCCCAGAAATTTTGAGTTAATTTCTTTTTACCATCACACGATTCGACTTTAAAATTTGAAGATAAAACATTTGTTAAGGTACTACCAACACCATTTGTTCCAATTAAAGATTGGTCTTCATCATCATTGAAGTTAGAACCAGCCCTTAAATTAGAGAAAACAGTTTCAGCTATATAAGTTCCTGTTTGTTCATGAATTTGGACAGGAATCCCTCTACCATTATCAGAAATAGAAATTTCATCAAATGTTATATCAACTTTAATTTGATTTAATGTTTCCGGAGCTCGTTTTCCTTCATCAATAGCATTATCAAGAATTTCAGAAAAGATTTTAACAAATGCTGGAATATAAGAAACTTCTTTCTTTTCCATTTTATTAATTTCTTTATTTAAAATCCATTCTATGGAAGATTGTCTAGAGACAGATCCAGCGTACATTCCAGTTCTCGCACGAATATGTGATATTTCATCAAGAACTTTATATGTTTGTTGTATATGTTTTGTCATATTTTCTAGTAAAGAAAAGCAGGATTTTAACCTGCTTAATTTGAATTGAGATTAGAATGTCACTAAAGTATGATTAGAATAAATTTGTTTTATTGAATCAATTCTAAATGATCTCCAACCAGCATTATCAATATCCCATACTGATAACACATTTGGATTATCAACTTTAGATGTTTTTTCTACAGATTCAACAACTTCTTTTTTCGAAACTGGAATAATATGTTCTTGTAAAGTACAATGTAATGTACGTTCAGTCCCATCAACTTTCGTAAAAGTAATTTCTGCAGTATCATTCTTTAAGTATTTTTTTATTTGTTCTTTGTCCATAATTATATCACCAATTTCATGTTAAAAATTTATTATAATATAAACCCTAATAAATGTCAACCACCATTTAAAGAAGGAAAAATGCTAATACAACAAAGATCCCAAAACCAGTAATTAATTGTAGTTTACAAAATTCTGCTTTTTGATTCTTTACAGTATCTTCTTTAATTGACCTTTTCAATTCTTCTTCTGTCTCAAAAGAAGTTTCATAAGGAACAGAAGCAAAAGGATTTTTAATTTCTAAAAGTTCATCAACGACAAGTTGATTGTTTTCGTCACTAAGTTTAGATAAAATTTCTTTTTCAACATTTTCAATATGATTTTTCAATTTTGATCTATTTTTATTTGAAACTTTTAATGCCATATTTATTGTACCTTTGGAACTATTTGTGGATTTTTATCTAAATTCGAAATAACCTTGTCCATCAATTCTTGATCTACTGGAGAAACAAATGGTTTTGGTTCAACAGCTGGCTCTTTAGGAATTTCTTGATACGCTTTTCTAATACTATCTAAAATAGACATCTTTTCTCTTCTTTTTTTGTTGATTATCATCAGAATCAAAAAATTGATTCTTTTTCGGTTTAGAACTTTTTATTTTATGTTTTGTTGGATGAAAATTGTTGAAATCTTCAAGTAACAGATCATTATACTTTTTCATGTTGATTTTAACCTAACAATCCAGGGAAAATTTCTTTAACTAATTCTTCAGTCAAACCTTCAATTTGTAAATCTTTTTGCATCATATTGAACCAAATTTGAGCTTCTTTAGGTTCAAATGATTCAAGTAGTTGAAGTAATAGATTATGTCTTTTCTTTTCTGTTAAAGAATCAGCTGTTGGATCACCTTTAAGAAACAGATAAACTTTTCTTATTTCTGATTCAATTCCAGCAATTCTAATTCCAGGAAATGTATCTGGTTTAATATAATCATCAGGAAAAGATTCTTCAACATAGAATTGATATTTTGGATCAAATGTATATTTTAGAACTTCTTTGAAGTAAGTAAATTGATTAGAAATTAGAACTTGTTTCTTTTCTTCAATTGTAGGAGCAGATTCAAATTTAGTTAAAATCTCATAAATATTAGGAGTCATAATTTTCTTTAATGTAGTTAATAAAATTTTGTTGTATAGAACTTAATTTAAATTCTACTGTTAGTATATATTAATTTTAATTTTTTGTCAATTAAAATTTAAATAAGGTTTGAGCGAAGCGAGGATTTACGAAGTAAATCAAATTAGCAACAAAACTGTTCCTACGCTTCGCTCGGAACCTCTCGCTTCGCTCGATCTTTTCTTTCTTCTTCTAAATTTTAGATACAAAATCACTCTTCCCCGTTGATTAAGAACTATTATTAAATAATTCAGGTTTCTTAGAAACTGTTCCAGGGGGTGCTGAAGCAAAAACATGACTCCATAATTATTATAGAGTAAAATTTGAACAATATGAATTAGACCTGCTAACTGTATCGACCACAATTGCTCATTGGCCGTCTGTCTTGCATGGATTGCTCCGCGACAGAAGTTTAGGGTATTAGATACATCATTAATACAACAACGATATCACATCAGGTTATATAAAATATCATAAAATAGTGTCATCCCGACAGGGTTTATGATCTCTAATTCCAAGGGTACGATTTTTATGCTGGCCTTGATTATCTCAGCTCTCGATCCTCAATGGGAACAGAGGAAGGTTTCTGTTCTTGATTCCATTTATAGTGATGGAAACCACTTTAAAATCTATTTAGTATAATTATATCTTGTATATCTAAATAGATTTTA